CTTTTTCTGGAAGCGGTGAAGGTTTTTTTGCAGAAGATGCAACATACGGTTTTACAGATCTTTATGACGCTTACGTGACTCGTGAAGCTGTTGTTGTAACATGGACAACTGACGTAACTGGTGACGTCGAGTATAGCGGATCTTGTCACATTACATCATTAGGAAGAACTGATGGACTTGAGGAATCAAGCACCTTTTCAGTTTCTTTTGAAGGAACTGGTGCGGTTACAAAAGCAACAGTTTAGTTTTTATCTTTGTTAATGTGTGATTTAAGGGGTGGGTATTTTGCCCACCTTTTTTTTTACATGATAACTTGCAAACACACAACAAATTAAAATTAAAATACACAAAAATGATTAAAATTAAAAACAAGGAGTACAAATTTAAATTCGGATTCAAGGCTTTATTAATGTACGAAAGAGAAACAGGAGCTAGTGTGTCAGCAATTGGTGACAACATAACAATGAGCACTTTAGTAGACATAGCATATTGTGGTTTAGCATCAGCAGGTGAAAAGATCACAAAGGACTTTATAATCGATGCTATTGACGAAGACTTTTCGCTTATTAATGTATTCACTTCTGCAATGCAAGAAGACATGGCGGCTCTTAATAACATGGGCAAAGAGGCAAAAAAGTAAAATTGCCATTGGTTCATTGGATAAGGGGGTTTGTATTAGGCGTTCTAAAGCAATCCCCACTATCACTTGACGAATACACAATGGCGGCCATATTCGATGCCTACGTAGGGCACACGATAGGCGAAGGAGTAAAGGCAAGAACACAATGGGAAACGGCAAGATTTGTCTCTTTCGTAACTCTTAAATCTGCCGGAAACAAAAGGATGCACAAACCACAAGACCTGATAAAGTTTGAGTGGGAGCAAGAAGACAAAAAAGGAGCTGGCAACAACGCGTGGACTAAAGCAGAAATAGAACAATTGAAAAAACAAAAACCTAACTGGTTCAAATAAATGGCAAGAAAGCAGATAAATATACGCGCAGGCTTTGACTTAAAAGCATTTTCAACTTCAAGTCAAAATTTAGAAAGAAGTCTAAAGCAAACCGCTGCTAAAATGAAGCGGATTGGAACTACTATGACAGCTTCTATTACTGCGCCATTGGTTGCTATGGGAGGTTTAGCGGTTAAGACTTTTGCAAGTTTTGAGCAATCAATGGCAAAGGTTAACGCAGTAAGTGGTGCTACAGGAGCGGAGTTTAAAGCTTTGAATCAACTAGCAAAAGATCTTGGCGCTACTACAAGGTTTACAGCTTCTGAGGTTTCTGATTTAATGCTTAACTATTCAAAGTTAGGTTTCTCTGCAGCTGAAATTGAAAAAATAACCGGTGCCACATTAAACTTGGCACTTGCAACGGGTGAGGACTTAGCAAAAAGTGCTGAGGTTGCCGGTAGCACATTAAGAGCGTTTGGATTAGATGCCGATCAAATGCTACGCGTAACTGATGTAATGGCCAAGTCTTTCAGTTCATCTGCGCTTGACTTAGATCGTTTCTCAGAGTCAATGAAATATGTAGCACCTGTTGCATCTGCGGCAGGTATTTCACTTGAAGAAGCTAGTGCCATGTTAGCTGTTCTTGCAAATAACGGAATCAAAGGATCTCAAGCAGGTACATCATTAAGGCGTATAATTTCAGATTTAGGCACGACTAGTGGCGGAACATCAAATGCAATAGCTAAGCTTGCCAAAAAAGGATTAGGTCTTGACGTTGCAATGGATGAGGTTGGTAGAACAGCGCAAACTGCACTTATAGTTTTAGGAAAAGGCATAGAGCAAATTGAACCGTTAACAGCTGAATTTGAAAACGCTGCTGGGTCTGCAGAATCAATGGCCGCTATAATGGACAAGACTCTTCAAGGAGCTATGTTTAGAATGAAGTCGGCAGCAGAAGCCGCGGCTATTGAATTCGGTCAAGTTCTATCGCCAATGATAGAGAAAGCAACTGTTCTTTTTGGAGAACTTGCAACATATCTAAAAGATTTAGATCCAGAAACTAAAAATCTAATAATTAATATTGTAGCTATAACCGCAGCAATTGGCCCTTTGGTTATTGCAATAGGATCTTTGAACTCTGCATTAGCATTTTTAGCAAGGAATCCGGTTGTATTAGCTGCTCTTGCTATAGGAGGTTTAGCTTATGGTGTTGTTAAATTAATTGATTATTTAGCTCCAGCAAGCGAAGAAGTCGACAACCTTTCTGAAAGCTCAAAGTTATTATCAAAAACAACTAAAGAAGGTTCAGATGAACTTGAAGCTGAGACTTCCGTAATAAAGTCTTACTTTGATGCTTTAAAGAAAACAAACAAAGGATCAAAAGAGAGAAAGGACTTAATTGACACTATCAATAAGACTTATAAAACTACATTAAAAAACTTAGAAGACGAGAAAGATTTTGTCAATCAACTAGACGAAAGCTATGCTGATTTAGTTACTTCTTTAAAGACAAAAATACATTTACAAATAAAAGAAGATGCGCTTTCTGATTTAATAAAAATAGAAGAAGGCATTAGGTCTGTCATTAATAACATTGACGAAGACTTGTCTAATTTTGCTCCTACTATAAGCGGAGCTACTACTACGGATTTAGAAGGAAACTTGTTGATGCTCGGTTCAAACGTAATGAACGAGTACGCGACTATGAGGAATGAATTGCAAAAACAATATGATCTTCTTTCTGAAAACAAAAAAGCTCAAGATGTACTTCTTTCTGGTTCGTTCTTTAAAGACATGGCAGAGAGCGCCAAAAGCACATCTGGAGCAATTGGAGGTACAACTAAAGAAATAGATAAAGCAACTACTGCAATTCAAAAAAGAATACTTTATCTTGAAAGGTTTATAGATCTCTTAAGAGTAGATAGCTTAAAGATTCCATTCATACCAGTAGATTTAAAAGCAAACCTTAATCCGCAAGAGTTAAAAGAAGAGTTAAAAAAAGCAGAAAAATCAATTGTTGAACCTATTATGGTTCCAATCGCTGTAGACACTTCTTTTATTCAGTTGCCACAAAAACTTTACGATGAACAAGCGGCTGATACGGCAAGAAGACAAGCGACAGACCTTGGCGAAAGCATAAGTGAAGCGTTAACAGATGGTTTAAAATCTTTGGCAACAGATACTGTTTCTATGCTTGGACAATTTATTGGTGATTCATTAACTTCAAAAAGTATGATGAATGACCAGTTGAAAAATACTGAAGAGTATTACAACGACTTAATAAAAGCTGCTAAAAATAATAGCGAAGAAATTGCAAAATTAGAGCAAGAAAAAGCAGATAAAATTGCAGAAATACAGAAGTCATTTACTTTTGAAAATAGAGTTGAAGACTTTGGAAGAGGCTTGCTAGACGCAATAGGGAAGTTTATGGGACAATTTGGAGAAGCTATGGTTGCCATGGGTATTGCTCAAATAATGCTTGACGTTGCCATTAAAAGCATGAACCCTGCACTTGCCATTGTTGGTGGTATTGCTTTAATTGCAGCAGGAGCGGCAATATCAAACTTAAGTCAAAAAGGAACTGGTATAACTGGCGGAAGCTCATCGAGTTACTCTGGTAGCGGTGGTTTCTCTTCAATGAGTGGAATAGGTGCCAATATGCAACCAATAGTACTTGATACCAGAATAAGCGGCCGTGATATGATAATTACACAAGGAAGAGAATCACAATTTAAAAGATAAATGTTACTATTTACAAGCGAATTAAAAAGTCTACAAGACAAAAATTACAGAGTTGATTTTCATTCAAACACATACATTGGAATTGATACGCCAATTATAGGTGGTTCCGGTTCTGTTATTTATGTAAGTCAAGATTGGACTGATTATTTAGAAGTTGGGCAAGACTTATATTTGTACACTGGTTCGTTAGCAAGTGCAACAACTTTATTCGATGCTTACAAAGCAAGGGTTGAAACTGATGGTGGTGTTGTAGAAAATGACCTTTGCACAATTGCATTTTTGCAAGGTAGACAAGATGGTACGGTTGTTTCTTTCACTTATAATTCAGCGTTAAACAGAACGGAAATCACATTAAGCGGATTTATTTACACTGATCAAACACTTGTTGTAAACAACACCGATAGTGTTAATAGTTTTATACCTTCATTTAGTCCAAAATTAATTGGCTTGAATACACAATGGGATAGCGATGGAACAATCATGTCACCATTGATGACTTCATACAGTGACATTACATATTCCAATCCAAGCGACTACGCTTACTTTGATCGGTTCTTTGATTCTTACATTGAATCAGATGATAGTGTGATGAGTGTGGCAATTTACCTTGAAGATGCACTTCATTGGGCCGGTAATGTGATTGTTGATTTAATCGAGTGGGAAAACATAAGCAAGCCAAGACCATACACTATTCGTGCTATTGATGGCATTGATAGACTTAAAGACGTTTTTTATGATGGTGACCTTGCTAATTTAGGCAAGATAAAGGTAATAGATGCAATTAAAAAGATATTGGCACAGAACGCCTTAAAATCGTTTTGGAATGACACACAAGACTACATCCGCGAAAGTATTGAATACAAATCTGATTCCGTTGATGGGTGGAATGTTAGTGATAGTATTTTAGATTATACATATATTCCAGAAACTTTATTTGTAAATAAAGAAAGCGACAAAAATGAAAGCGAATTTCTAACCGGTTATGATGCTCTAAAAGGGATCTTAGAATTATTCAGTTCAAGAATTGTACATTGTGAAGGGGCATATTACATTCATCAAATAAGAAATTATGATAATGGTGGGAACTTTTACATTAGAGATTTCAACAAGCTAAACAACACCTACAATCTAACCGCATACGATTTCAATAATACTTCACTTCGTATTCTTGGAGGTGGCAAATTTGGTTATTTATTCGGGGCCAAGAAGTCAGAGATAGAAATAAAAGGCGCAAAGGTTATATCAATAATTGGAACTGTTGATGGAGATTTAGACGTTAGCGTAATTAATGGGTTTACTAAGTTAAGCAAGCAACGCTTTTTCTATTATTCAACTCCGCCAATAGTTTATTATGATCCAGAAATATTTTATCAACTTGGCAACATAAAAGGCGGCATAGATTTGGGTAATACTATAAATTTAAGTTTTGTTGCAAATAGTAATTACAAAAATATAAACAACCGTTATAAGCTAACAATGCGTGTTGAAATTTATAGCGGTGATAAGTTTATAAAAGGCGGCAAAGGTATACCACCATTTTGGTCTGATGATGTAACTGTGGTTAATAAATATTGGGAAGAAGAAATAGATTCACTTGTAAATATTGCACCAAAAACGTACACTTTTAGAACACCAATAATACCATTTGATTTAGATGATTGCGAAGTGCGTCTTTCTTTTAGTGCAGACCAATACACTGGTGCGGCACCACCGGTAGATGGTAGAAGATATGTTTTTGAAGTTTCAAAATTACAACTTTATGCACCTGCATCAACCGATAGTAATTCAGATACTGAATTTGTAACAGTTGAAAACACAAATAGTAATTATACAAAAGATTTAGTTTTAAGTCCTTTGATTATATCAGAAACAAGCCCATTAATAAGTAATTCCGTTTTAAGTGTAGACGAAAATTACAACACTACACCGCAAAGTTTGGTTACTGTTGGAACATGGAATGGTGCATTTGATTTGCAGGGTTCGTTATCTTCATTAAGAGTTTTGGAGGCTATGAGTTTGCAATTTAGACCAATTGAAAAGTACATGGGTGGTGTTGAAGGTTTTTATTATCCTATACAAACTTTAAACTATAACGGCAAGAAATATGCTGCATTAAACATCCAACACAATTATGACACGGATGAATATAGTGGTGATTGGTTTGAGGTGGCAACGGCAAGAACTGGTTTGTCAAGTGGCACACAAGGTGGCAATCAAGGCGGCCCATTGGGACAACAAGGGTCAGAGCAGGCACCAGAAAGAATGCTTGACACGTTTATTCAACAGAACACAGTAGGGATAATTTCTGAAGTGTTGCCAGTTGGAGCAATCACAGAAATACCAATGCAAGACTTTGATTATGACGATCTAAGAAAAGGTGATGTACTTTATGTGTTAGAACCAGAAACCAAATTGAAGGCCGGTGAATTTGTTGTATTGACTACACCTAATGCAATGGACACAATGATTGCGGTTGAAACGGTTACAATTGATTATGACATTCCAGCAGGGTGTGAAATAGTATTTGGATACAGACAAACAGTTGTTGCCGAAAGAGTACGCGCAAACATATTCCAAATGAAAGGGAATGCAACGGAACCAGACATTATTACAAATGACTACATGGTGGATGGCGAATTTATATTTATTGGTCGTTACATTTATTGGAAAGAATCAGGTCAATATCACCGTGTCACCGGTACGATGCACGGATAATGCCTACAATGCCAAAAAAGGTGTATGGATTCACACCACAGAAACAAAACAAGCAGGCAGAGCAAAAGAATTGGCTTAAAGACAAAGAACACGAAAAGTTCTATAATTCAAAGGCGTGGCGGCACCTATCTTTAAGCTACAAAATGAAGCATCAAG